CATTAGTGAACGAGTCAGTAGTGATCTTCCATAACCCGACGGCGTTCATTTGTGCCGCGGTTAAAACCTGACCTACTGAAAAATCCGGGGGCGTAGCCATAACTCAATATCCTAACTTGTTGTTATCTAACGTGCCGAAAGTGCCGTCATCGAGGATCAAATACGAGTTCAGATCACGTTGCGAAAACTGGAACGTGAACCGTTGCTCGTCAGGGTTGCCGCTAATTGTTAAACCCTCAATCACGACGTCAGTAGTCAACGTGCGAAACGCTACCTGTGTGTAATACCCGACAAGGCTTTGCGTATAAAAATCTGTTACCCCGTCAGCCTCGCCCATGTTGTCCAAATAAAAATTAGTGCCCTGATTACTTGACCGGGCGCCGATCATAGATAACCCTGCCGCCAAACTCGAATAGTTGGCCAGCAAATAATCGGCGTAATCCTCGGCCTGTGCCACCGACGCGTTGACCGTGTTTACCGTGTATGTCCTAAACGGTTTCGACCCTAACTCTGCGACCGCTTCACCTAACCCCTCGGGTTGCACAATGACCTGCGTGTAATAGTTATCGGCAAGACTCTCATACTCGATACGGTCATAGCGTTGAAATAGCGGGCCGTCCACGGTTGCAAACGACATCGACAACGGCTCTAAATCGTATTTAGAAACAATCTCAATCTCATCTTCCAACTGGCGAATACGGTCATTCAACGTCAACACAACACGCGTCACCCAATCACCCCAAGTACCGCTAACCGTTGTGCCACCCATTGAAATACTGGCGGCGTCATACGGCGCAATAATCGTGCCCCCCGACTCTGTTTCTGCGGTGTCAATTTGATCGTTTAACGTATTCGCGGCCATGACATAACCGTCGCCTGACATACGCCCAAACACAGCTAACGCACCCTCGCCGTACACCGTGAACCGGTCAGCGTTACCTACATCGGTCACCGAGTTATACGGCATGCCGTAATCAACTTGTGTATCGCGGGTAATACCAGAAAATAGAATTACTTTGCGCGTTTTGTCGATTATCCGTATTGGCATACCGGGTTTAACGGTGTATTGGGGGCCAGCAAATGACACACCGCTAGTCAACCAAAATGTAACTCGGCAAGTATCGGCTCGGTATGTGTCTAGCTGGAAATCGCGGCCAATTTTTACGTCATAGTCAAGCATGTCGTTAAGGTCGACCCATGCGGCGAGGCTGGTGCTGTAATACTGAAACTCGTAGTTAGCGGTTGGCATGGCTAGTACAGGTTGCTGACCCTGATTGGTACTGATCCGTTTTGGCGCATGTAGGTGCGTAGCGCGTCGACAACGGCATTAGGGTCGCCGCCGTTCACGTTAATCGTGACGTTGCCCATTTGACCCATTTTGTCAAGCGGCACAACGGCCTCTGGGCCAGCCTCGCCAATAAGCGCCAACGTCGGGGACGACACGATTCCACCCTGAGCCAGCGCGGGTACTTGACTCATAACAAAGTCCACGTCGATTGCAAAACGGTTGCGTAACCGGTTCAATTGTTTTTCGGTGAGCCCGGGTGACGACAGTTTTATCTTGTATTTGCTGATGACGTCCGTAATGCCTTTTGTAAGCTGTTGGGCTAGCACGGTGCCTTCGTTGTAGTACGTCGCCCCAGCAAGCGTGCCAGTGTCTATGGCGGCCTTTTGTGCGGCGGCGACTAGGTCGTTTGCTTGCCCGATTGTCGCTGCGCCACCGGCTAACAACTCGTCGGCGATCAACGTGCCGGCATCTGCACCGGCTTGCGCTACTTGGGCAAGGGCGTCTTGTGATAGCCCGGCGCGTAGAAGTTGCTGTAGACGATCCGCAAAGACTTTGGCTTTTGCCACGCTTTCGGCTAGGCCAGCCATAAAGGTTGTTCCGGCGTCTTTGGCTGCTGAACGTATCGAGCCAAAATCAATACCACTTGTAATTGCGTTTGAAATTGTGTTCGAGATTTGTTCTTGTAACCCTTTTAATGCTTCCCGAACACCGGCGCGTGCGTTGCTAAATGCTTCACGCATCTTTCGCGCTGCTTCTGTAGTTTTGTTTTTTAACTCGTTGGTTTTGTTAATTGTTTCGTCTATAGACGGTAAGTAAACATCTTTGATGTTTTGCCCGGCGTTTTTGATGATGTTTGCGGCGTTGGCAAATAGGTTGAATGAGTTAGCGCTTTTTTCGGTTTCGTTGCGTAGAAACACCATGCGGGCGAGGAAACCGCCGGTGACGTCGAACGCCATTTGGAATGATCGCTTAAACGTTTTTTCCCAAAATCCTTGATCCTCTTGGGCGCCTTCAACGGCTTCCGCTACCGCGTCAAACGCTGACGCCAAATTTTTTACGGCGGGTATACCGACGTCTGCGATGCGTCCAAGGGCGGGCAGTAGTCGTTTGCCGATTTCTTCGCTTAATTCGTCAACCGCAATGCGTAGGGTTTTCATGCGGCCTTCGGTTGATTTAGCGAACACATCGGCTGAACCGCGAAACGTCTCGTTAAGATCGCCCATAATGGCGTCGAAATCTTTTGCTTTTACCGCTGCTTGATCGAGCGGTACGCCGAGGCGTTGTAGCGCGGTGACCTGACCTAGATACGCTTTACTTAACGCCACGCTGACGGCTTCTAATGGTTTGCCGGTGGCTGCTGAAATGTCGAGTGCTAACCCGAGTATTTCTTGTGCTTTGGCGGCATCGTCGGTGGCGCGAACGAGGTTGCCAAGAGCGGGTCGTAATTCGTCGTCGGCGACGGCTGCTTGGTACGACATTTGTGTTATGGCACGCTCGACCTCGTCAATTTGAGCTTGACTAGCACGCGTCGAGATACGCAACTGTTGCGCTAGTAAATCTTGTGCTTTTTCATCGGCGATCGCGGCCTGTGTTGCTTTCCCAATAAACGCTGATAATGCGCCAAACGACACAGCGCCAAGCGCGGCGTTTTTGGCTAAATCCTTAAACGATTGCTGTGCTTTTTTTACGCCGCCGTCGTAATAATCGCTGATAATCGGTATTCGAATAGCCATTACTTGACCGCTCGATCTACTGACGCCATAACAACCCGAACTTGCTGTTCGATCTCATTCTCTACGGTGTCTTTGTGTTTTTCCATAGCAGGCCACATAACACGGCTTGCCCGACCGTAACGGTTATTAAGCGCGTCAATCATGACCGCGCCTTGTGGGGTTTCTGGGTCGCGTGACATGTCAAACACGGTATTTACTGCGCCACGCCAACGCACCGCGACCACAGCTAGATCGCGTACAACGCCGCGATACTCTCGGGGGCGTTTGCTGCTTACTTTAGTGTCGATCATTTTGCGGGCTGCTGCGTCGTCCCACGGCAACATTTGGAAACGGCTGCCGGGTGTTTGCCATACTCGACCCCAACCCGATAGTGGCGGTGTTTGTGGCACCATGTTTTTTGCTTCGTTGACGACTGGTGCACCAATTTTTTTGAACTCTTTAGTAATTTGACGGCGTAATTTTGGGTCAAGTTTTTGAATTTCGCGTAGCGTTTCTTTGATGCCTTGCACCTGCATTGTGCTTTTCATCGGAGTCGCTTTCGTTGGTCGTTCAAAATCTTTGTGACCGTGGCTAGGTCGTCAGTAGTGAACTCTATCTCATGCGGCCACCAACCGAGAGCAACTAACAGCGATGCTAGTCCGTGTCGGTAGGTGCCTGCTCGGTAGGGTTTTCGGGTTCCTCGCTAACTACTTCAAGTGTTATGAGTTTGTCGATGAACTTGTCAAACTCGGCTGGGACGACGATCTTGTTTCGTTTGCTTGCTTCATAAGCAAGGTAGGCAAGGTCTTCCATGCCGATACCTTGTGCAAGATCGCTTGCCTTGCGGCGGTATTTGCGTTCCCATGCCACAATAACGGCAAGGTTTGTGTCAATTTCGTAGGCACCGTCTCCAATGTCTACGCGTAAGGTTAATTTCATGTTGGGCCTTTCGCCGGGTAAAGGTTTGTGTTAAACGGTAGCGCTGTATGCGCCGCCTGTGAACGTGACGTCAATAGTTGACAATTCGCCCATAGTAGCGTTGATGACCGGTAGTTCAGCGAGGAACGTGCCAGTCAATGTAAAACCGGGGTTTGTGCCTGATGCTGCAGCTGATGTTGGTTTAACAACGAGAGTGCATGTAGTACCTACTAGGTCTTTGAGATCGGCGTACGTTTCTGATGCCGCGTATGACATGTACATCGTAATTGTGCACTCGCTGTTGCCCAAACCCGATACGAACTTTCGGGCGGTGTCGCCCATAGCTGTACCTTCTAATTGGTCAACTCGTCGAGTAAATGTCACTGATTGCACTTGATCCGAAAAATCAAGCGTCGAGTTGATAACAACGCTTGCGGCGGCGAGATAGGTGGAAGTTGCCATGATCTGTGTTCCTTATGGGGTAACGTCGACGGAAAAAACCCCGCCGACAAACGTGACGTCGATTGTAGAAAGTTCGCCCATAGTGGCGTTAATGACTGGCAGTTCAGCAAGGAATGCACCCGTCAAAATAAAACCGGGGTTGGTGGCTGAGTCTGGTGGCGCTGCGGGTTGAACTCGTACGGTGGTGGTGGTGCCGACAAGGCCAGCAAGTGTGGCGTAAGTTTCGGATGATGCGTATGACATGTACATCGTCAGGGTTAGTTCGTTGTTTTCTAACCCTTTTGTGAACTTGCGGTCAGTATCGCCAAACGATGTTGATTCAAGTTGATCGTATCGACGCATGAACGACGCGGCGGTCACTTGATCGGTTAACGCAACCGAGTTGACGGTCACGACGGGGTTTGACAGATAATACGAGCTAGCCATTGTCGCTCACTTCCTCGGTGGTTTTTTTGGTTTTGGATTTCGGTTTAATAAAACCGTATTGGATTAACGCGTCAAGATTGACACCCGGGGCGGGTTTAAAGATTGTGCCGGGTTCGCCGCAACGCTCTGAAATAATTTCGTATTCGTTCATGATGTTTGTACCTGCATGGGGATTGTAACACGGTAAGACGCGTAGGACTGTGAACCCACTTCAAAAACTGCGGGGGTGGCTGACGTTACTGCGACGTTTTTGGCTAGCAACTTGGCAACGATCGCCAGTATGTCCCGTAAGGCGTCAAGCGATGCCGGCCCGAGCGTTACCACGTCGACCGGGACTTCCATTTTGGCTATGTTGTAGTTCCATGCGTCAATTGACGGCGCGTTAATGAACACGCAAGGCGGGTTGATGTCTTTGGGGTTGGTGACAACGCGTAGCCCGGAGATCGTTGCGAGTGTGGTCGCTAGGTCGTCGATGCCTTCGTTAAACAGGTCGGGCCACGACATCAGGCAACCTGTGGGCGGTCAATGCCGCAAAGTTGTTTAATCA